AACCTCGTTCTGCCCTCCAAGGTAAGGTGGCACAACTTCCTGCTCTCATCTGCACTCTTGGTGTCGTTGGTACTTCAATGGCTGTGGCTCCTGTAAAGAATAGATATGGTCGTGCCGATGCCAACGCTAACCTAACTTGTTGGCTATCATTTAACCCTGAGTTTATGTTTATGTCAGACATACCAGAGAACGGTGGATGAAGTGATTAGAGAAGAAGAAGATGACACATTACAAGAAGCGCGTCAACTTATTGTGCTTGAACTTAAGATGGAAATTGAAAAATATATTAAGCGCATTGAAGAGTCCAGGATTCCTGTTACTGATGATTGGACTGACGGTGTTAATAATGGTCTTGAGTGGGCTGTTCGTATTCTAAAGAAGGATAAGAGTGCATCCTAAATGTGGGAGTACTCGCTTACCCTACAAGAAGAAGGCATTGTTACTGAGATAGGTTATCAGCGACAGAAGCCTTACTTTGGAGACCCAACGCGTAATGTAAATTATTCAGAGGGCGACCTATGGGAACTATGGCAACACGCAGTTGCTGCAGGTAGCGAGTTAGCATTTGCTCGGATGATTGGTCGTAATGATTTTGTACCACACTTTAACAAGTGGAAGACAGAGTTAGATATACCAGGACTGGGAGAAGTGCGGTACTCTTTCAGAGATAAACCGCAGTTGCGATATACAAATCGTGATGATGATAACTTAATTTATATTTTAATGTCCGATGGTATGCGCCATAAGGTCAGACGTACTTCAGAGAATGGATGGGTTGGTGAACCATATCGTGCAATTGGTTGGCTCTATGGTTATCAATGCAAGAAGGATGCTTGGAAGTGGACTGACAAAACTTGGTACGTTCCACTTGAAGAACTTGCACCTATGGAAACGTTGGCAATCTAATGGCTAATCCTAATGGACGCAAAGGTTCTCAGTTTGAAACTGATGTAATGAAGTGGCTTCGCAAGATGGGGGCTATGGCTGAACGTCTGACTAAGGCTGGCGCAAAAGACGAAGGGGATATGGTTGTTGTCATCGCTGGCAAGACTTACATCCTTGAACTAAAGAATAGAAGCACACTATCTTTACCAGAGTTCTGGCGTGAAGCAGAAGTTGAGGCTGCTAATTACGCCAGTGCTCGTGGTATTAAAGAAGTTCCATTGCATTATGTTATTGTTAAAAGAAGAAACGCTGGGATTGACAAGGCTTGGGTCATTCAGGACTTAAGTCAGTGGTTAAAGGAGAAGGATGGTGCACAAGATTGACAACGACCTACCAAGTATCAGAGAAGTTCTTCTCCACTATGGAGCAAACCTACGACAAGAGCACGGGCAAGTTAATCTCAAGTGCCCTTTCCATTCCGACACACACCAGTCGGGAAGTGCGAATCTCAACGATAACATATTCATCTGCTTCGCCTGTGGAGTCCAAGGTAACAGTTTACAAATTATCTCACAGCGTGAAGGGGTAAACATTCGTGAAGCAAAACGCATCGCAGAAGGATTTACTGGACAAAGCAACAACCAAGTACGCGGGAAGCATCTCTCAGGCGGAAGATTACCTAAGAAGCAGGGGCATTCCTCTGGAAGTAGCACGGCTGGTATCATTAGGCGTAGTCGCGGAGCCTGAAGTTGGACACGAAGCGTTCATTGGCAGACTTTCTATTCCATACATTACCAAGACAGGTGTCGTTGACTTGCGATTCCGTTCTCTTAATCCTGCAGTTGAGCCTAAGTATATGGGTATGACTGGTGCTGAAACTAAGATGTATAACGTATTAGATGTGGAGCGTGCAGGTGATTACATTGGAGTCTGTGAAGGCGAGATTGACACACTTACTATTTCTCGCTGTGTTGGAATTCCCTGCGTTGGAGTACCTGGTGCCAACAGTTGGAAGAAGCACTACACACGATTGCTTGCAGACTTTGAAAGAGTGTTCGTCTTTGCTGATGGAGACCAGCCAGGTACCGAATTCGCCAGGAGTCTTGCTAGAGAACTGCCAGTTACTATCATTCAATTACCAGACGGACAAGATGTTAATTCAATGTACGTGCAAGAAGGTGCTGGATACTTCCATCAGAAGATGGATTTAAATTAATGGATGAAGAGCACAAAGAAATCATTAACCACTGCCACGAATGTGGTGAGGATTTTGAAGACTCTTTCCAATTGATAGACCATACGCTAGAAGATGAAGAAGAGTTTGACCCATATCTAATACTGCCCAATGGATACAAGTTGATGCTTGGTTCCCTGCTTCGGTTCCTGTTTAGCCACGCCGACAGTCCAGAACAAATCAGACATATAACCCAATCTACTTATGTTACACTATTCGCATCTGAGAATGGTTATGATTTAGTAGATGAACTCATTGAAGATATGGTAGTGAAGTCTGCGCTACAAAGGTTTGATGAGGAACTAAACATACTATTATCGGAGAATAAAGATGACGAACAGGGTGGTGCGTGAGGAGATATGGCAGATTACAGAGCACTTGGTCAACCAAGGTTTCAAGATAACACAGATGGTGACGATGGAATCCAATCTCATCCTAACGGTCTCAGTCCCTCTATTAAGTTTGAGTCAGACGTCAGAGAAGTAATGCGTGAACTTGGAGACTTACTTATCTCTAAGCATAGGGACTACGGTCCAAGAAATATTTCCCAATCCCCAGGTGGTCCGCTCAATGGACTGCGTGTTCGTATGCACGACAAGACAGCCCGCATCAACAACTTAGTTGATAAGGGACTAGCAGCAGAACACGAACCACTGGAAGATTCATTTAAAGATTTAGCGAACTACGGTGTGATTGCTCTGCTTGTACTGAGAGGTAAATGGGATACGGCGTGAAAGAAACAGAGTTGTTCTTATGGCTTAAGACAGAGATGCCTGACCTTGAACACTCCCCTAACGAGTTTGATGGCTTTGATTGTGTAACACAACAGCACGGAATGTTTATTGAATTGAAGTCCCGTAATACTCATTACGATACTCTTCTACTTGAAAGGAAAAAGTATGATTTTCTTACAGCAACTGCTTCTGCTTTGGGACTCCGTCCTTATTACATTAATTCAACTCCTGATGGCGTGTGGCGTTTTGCCCTAGATGAATTAACTGACCTTGTATGGGAAGAGAAGTGGTTGCCAGTTACCACTGAGTTCGTAAACAAATCTAAGATAATGAAAGATGTTACGTTTCTTCATACTGATACAGGGGTGAAGATAAAGTGATTGAATGGGAACGCATTGAGCGTTGGCAATACATAGTTGATTCAGTATCTACTGAGTACCACAATAAGTTTAACATTGACACCGCTGACATAAGACAATCTTTATATCAGTGGTTCGTTGAGCACCCCAATAAACTAGATACTTGGGAAGCAATTGGTGAGAAGGATGCAAAGAATTTAATCTATCGTAGCCTACGCAACCAAGCATTAGATTACTGCCAACACTGGAAGGCTAAGAGTGGTGGCTACGAAACATCTGACCTGTTCTTCTATGAAGCAGATATGGTTGAGGCTTTGTTGCCCTCTGTCTTACGAGGTGAAATAAACTTAAGTCAGAAATTAGACCTTGCTGGTGGTGGTAGACCAACTGCTCCATCCGAAGGTGGAAACCTTATGGCTATGATGATAGAGATTGACGCTGGCTATTGGAAACTACACAAGGATGATAGGAAGTTATTATTCCTGCGCTATGCAGAGTCAATGGACTTCGGTGACATCGCAGGTGAAATGAAACTTGGGTCTGAAGACACAGCACGTATGCGTCACAAGCGTGCTATCCGTAAACTCATTAACAAGATAGGTGGATTCAAACCTTATCGTGATGAAGACTTAGATGAAGTTCAGTTGCCCTCTGTTGAAGAGGCGTGACCTTCTAAGTCCATTTCACCTGAGTCTACCCATAAGTCTTCAGGATAATCATTATCTAGTGCAGTGCCATAGAGTTCTTCAATCTCTTTACCACTTGCTATAAAGTGCAGAGGACTCTCGTCCCTTGTATGGCACGCACTACACACACCATTACCACATTCACACATCTTATCCTCCTGTCGAATAGAAGCCAGTGCCCTTGAATTGGACACCAACTGTATTATAAATGCGACTTGACTTGTTGCCACATACACACTCAACTTCATCATCACGTTCTTCTACGTCACGACTTAAGACAACCTTAGCCATACACTTATTACATCTGTACTCATAAGTAGGCATTACTCATCCTTCCAATCTATCTCCGTAGGTGCAGTTGCTATCGCCCCGCACTCCTTACACTCTTGCCGTAGGTCATACCATCCTATCGTCCTGTCTTTTTCGTCCCACATTACAGTGATGTTCCACATCTTGCAACCACAGACGCAGGTAAATAGAGGCTTACCTCGCAGGTCTAACATCAATACCAATTCCTAGCGAGATGATGACGCCACGCCCTGCACGGTGTGCCATACCTGTGCTCAATATATTTATACGCGTGCAATATCTGTATCGCAGGGTCAGAGGACTTCTCCTTTAATACCTGTCCAATTCCATATGCACTGCTGCCTTGTTGGTTCTTGGCTAGATGGTCAAAACGACTCTCTTTCGTGAAGAGTTTATAAGCACACTTGCGTTGCTCTTTATCCCAACCCCAACCCGCCTTTGCAAATCTCATAGCCATAATCTTATTGGCTCTCTTCTGCTCCATCGTAGCCTTAGTTTGGATTGGTGGCTTGTTGTGGTGCTTAGTAACCTTCAACTCCACATCAACTGCCTTGTTGATGGGGAATGAAACAGATAGAATGACCAGTATGGATACTGCTATGACTCTCATTTTCATACCTTAAGTCTACCAATTCTTTTCCTTACTGCGTTTCTGTGACGCTCTTCAGACTCCAATCTCCTGCTCCCGACACGCCCAGTTTTCAGGGTATACCGCTCAGAGTTCAGTAATCCACCCCAGATACTGCCACTTCCCCCATTGTAGACGATGTTCTCATCTTCCATTCCTTGTGCTAGACACTCAGTTCTAACAGGACAATCGTGGCATACTTCAATTGCTTGAATACTTCTTAAGACTTGAAGTTGTTGCTCATCTTGGAACATTGAATTCTCATAGTGCCACATATCAGGGTCAGGGTGCCTCTGGCATAGTGCTTGGTCGTGCCATTCTCTAATGATGTAGTCGCCCACTTTTAGTAACCCCTCTTAAATAGAATAACGATAGAATAATTATGCTTGGCAACCATAACCACAGTACGCCTAGAGATACAGTAAAAAAACTTATCAGTAATAAATCTCTTATGTATCTAATCATATTGCTTTGAGATGGCGTACTTCTAGTACTGCTTCGGCTTGTGAGTGGTGTATATCCTCATAAGATACTTCGCTCCTGCCTTCGTGTGCATACAACCATTCGTCTTGGTGTTCAGGGGTCATCGCGTTCCAGATATGGGGCAACTCTGTGCCCTCTGGCAACCAGACATTGACTACCCTTACACCTTCTACCTTGTAACTTATTTGAAATTGTTTCTCAGTCACTATCAAAGTCCCTCTCTGTCGTGTGTTCTTCTTTGCATTGTGGACACGTCCACTCTGCATATATAAACGTAACTCCATTGTTGTATTCCTTCTTGCAATCTACTTCTCCTGTCCAATTGCAATCACACTCCACTTCATACACATCATCAAATGAATCAGAGAATGTGGCGGGGTCGCCACTAAACCACATTGGTTCAGACATTGACTATGCCATTGACTAGGTTCATCGTGTTTAATCCGTGACTCAACTGTTCAATTAGTTTATCTTCTGCGGGTTCATAATCCCCGTCACCTAGATAACCGCTTGACCATTCGTTGGTGTCGTAGTTAAAGATAGTTCCCTCATCAAAGCGGGCTTCTTCTACATCTGTATCCCAACTCCAACTGTTTGTGCTCTCGCTAAACTTAATCACAAAGTGATGTTCTTTATTCATTGTCTTCTCCTGTATCTTTAACAATAATCTTTTGGCTTAGGTCAATAGCCACAATTTTGCGGGCTAAGGCTTCAATCTCTGCTAGTAAATCGGTGCTCATTTGTTTTCCCCTATCTTTGTTTTTAGTTTATTATATTCTTCCCAACCACAATCAACACAACCCCATTCTGGAATTGAAAGTGACCAACCACATTTCTTGCAGACTTCACTCATTCCTTGCTCTCCTTGTCATAGTCAATTAGTATTTCCCAACAATCATTACATTCAATCCCTACATTTTCAACTTGTCCAACCTTTGTTGTGTACTGCGCCACCACAATATCGTGCCCATAGTGTTTGTATAATTCATCAAAGTTTGTAACGCTCATTTTCTAAACTCCCGTCCGTGTTCGCATTGGTTCATAGGGTACAAGCAATCGCCACATAAAGCAACCATTGAAATGTCTGTGCTTGGGCAATCGTTGTATGGATTTTCCTGTCCATCGTTATCCTCACAAGAACACCAGTTAAACTTCTCAACCTGTTTCTTATGAGTTAGTTCTGCTAACTCGCTCCAACTTAATTGGTCGCTCATTATTTATTCTCCCTTTATGGTCATTAGATTATTCTCTTCATCGTGTTCACATCCACATTCATCACACATAACACCTTCTTCTTTAATACGTTCCAATAATTCCGTTGCACTCATATTTAACCGACTCATTTCATTCTCCTGTCTTAACTTTAATTGGTTGGTGATATACGCAGTATCTAGAATTGCCGTGCGCTTGGTAGTAGCACTCGTACAATTCGCACTCTCTCTCGCTCATTGTTGCACCACTCCTAAACAATCCGAACACATTTCGTAGGGCTGGTTTAGTTCGTTGCTCATAGCGATTTCTCGCTGGCGTAGTACAGTGAAACATCTTTTACATCTTGCTTTCATCGCTTCGCCTCCTGTCGTTGGTCGTACTTGCGGACTCGTTCCATTCCGCGTTGGTGTGCGTCATAGACCCACTCCGCAAAGGACATCACACCGAAGAGCGAGAAGATAAGAAAGACTAAGACCATTAAGTCAATCATTAGTTGCGCCCTGCCTTATCTAGTTCACACCCGTGACAGGTGCACGCCTTAATCTTTGCGTGTGCCTCATCGGATACCATAAACGCACCCGCCTTTTTGCCGTTGTCTTGCGCGATTGAGTCCACAAGGTTTCCATATTTACACCACAAAGAGATTGCGTACTCGCGCCCGTCTTCTATGTCCCAACCTTTGGCACGGGTTTCTTTGATTGCTACACCTCTAGACTCACCGAAGAAAGTCCAATCCGTAACGCGTGAGCGGTGAAACTTGCGATTACTAGGGGAGAAATAGTGCCCGTTTAACTCACTAACTAATCCCTGCCAGTAAAGGCGGTTAAGGTCTTTTGGATAATTTCTGCACCCATTACAGGTGCATAAGTAGGTCTTTGTTTCTGTATTCATTTCGTTCTCCTGTCTTGTTGGGCTTGGCATTGTTGCCTCACCTCGTACCCCGCTAGACTCTCGCAATCTGCGCCCTCTGTCAAGGGTGCGGGGCGGTGACTTGCGTCACATTTCGCAATCGTGCCCGTATGCCCATTCGTTTGAGTCGTTATCGTCTAGTAAATCAAAGACCCGCGAACATTCGACGCACTTTGCCTTTGTTGAAATCTTCATTAGTTCACCCCACAAGCAGAGAGAAATCGGGCGCGGTCAAAGCGGGGGTTAGTTGTTGCAAGGACAGAGGCGAACAGTTGCGCCTTATCTTTGCGGTCTTGCGGGTAATCGCTAGCGGTGATTTCCTTAATCGCCTCCGCGATAAGTTCAAAATCTTTCTTAGTCATTTCTTTCTCCTGTCTTTTGGTTAGAGAGTTGTTTCCCTAACTCGTGCCCCGCTCCTCATCGAAGAGGCACGCCCTAAGCGGGCGGGGCGGTCTTACTTATCTAGATTCCTTTACATCTACGCGCCCAACATTAAGAGCCTCTAACACCTCTATAGTCTTGTTAATAAAGGCGTAGATTTCCTCATTAGTGTGAATTGGGTCATTCTTCCACCCTTTATCGTATCGGATAGAATAACCCGAATCGTCTTTGTATTGGAATAATTCTATTCCCGCTTTTTGGGTCAAAGAGGGTTTGTATCGGGAAGAGTTCACAGTACCCACGCGGGTGCCTTTGTTTCTAATTTCGCGATACACGGGCACGCCCGCTTTTCTTAGTGCTCTGCGTAATTCAACAATTGTCATTTGTTGCTCCTGTCTTGACTAGGTGAGTATCTCCCGCCTAGTTCGTGCCCTAGTCTGTCGCGAACAGGTGCCCTCTGTCAAGGGGCTAGGGCTGTGAGTTACCTCACAATTTTATTGTGTACCTCCGAGCATTTTTTGAAGAACAAGGAAGCCGCGATAGTCTGCGGCTTGTTGTGGGTCGCGGGTCAATCCATCTGTGAAGAATGTTTCGTCATTCTCAATTGCATAACTTAGGGCGATTCGTAGAAGACCCTCTTGTGCCTCTGTGAATTCATATGTCTTCTTCATTACTTGACCGCCTTTTTCATTGAAGCATTTATGTTAATTTTTGCGATTAGGGCGTCAATCTTGATTAGTGGAATGATTACCGCAGAAAGTTCGGCGGGTGTTGCTAGGTCGCCTTTCATTTCCTCGTATACATCTGTGAGGGCGGATTGGATGACCTTTAGGTCTGCCTCTGTTAACTTTTTCACTTTGTTTCTCCTGTCTGCCTTTGGGTAGTTCCTTGGGCTAGTAAGAGAACACTAACACGCTCAAATGAGCATTGTCAACAGACAAAACGGACATTTTCAAAATATCTTTGTGAGTTAGGTCACATTTATATTGAGGGCTAAATGTCTATTTGTCGACAATCTTCCCCCCCGCGATATTCACAGGGGGGACAGTTCCCCGCCTAATCATAAGGCGGTAAGTTATTTTCTTTTAGCCTGTGGATAACTATTATTAGAACATCTGTTCGAATAAGTAATCTCTAACCCTCTGGTAGAGGTTGAGGGTTGAAAGTGGCGAGCAGAATCAAGGTCTTTGACCCTAGGGTTATTAAATCTGCGAGCATATATATACATATACTCAGGTAAAAAATTCCTGTTATATAATAGGGGGCTATATATAAGTACCTTCTGACCAGCACTTTTGCCCCAGAGGGCAACTTTTTTAAAATATTTTCAAAATAAGTGTTCGGTTTACCCGTTTCCAACGGGTTATCTATATATATAATAATAATTATATTATTATAGTTCTAAACGAACTTCGTCGTTTGGGACTCCTCAGTTCGTTATATATAATATATAAATATATAACCTACTTCGTAGGTAGACAGCCAGAGTTATGCCGTTTTAACGGTAGCGTTATATGACCGATTTAAGGGGCAAATTTAATGGGACGTAAGCCTGGAATTCAGAACATCCCAAAGGGCGAAGCCCAGGAGAAAGTTCTCATCCAACTGAGCCAGGGTTCAACCATTACGGCTGCTATGGCATCTGTGGGACGAAACGATGTCACATTCCGCCAATGGTCTATGAATGACCCAGCCTTTAAGGAACGAGCCGACAAAGCCCGCCTAGCGGGTAAGGGTGTAATTGCCGACTTAGGGGATTTAAAGAACATATCCTTCCCCGACTTCTGTGAGCAGTTCCTAGACGCTAAACTCTTTGAACACCAACTTGACTGGCTAGACCTGATTGAAGGTCGTGAGCCATCTTGGTTGCCACCTGGGATTACCTATGAGCCTGGCGACCCTAAGCGTGTACTTATCAACGTACCCCCTGAGCACGCCAAGTCAACTACGATTACAACCAACTATGTCCTTTACAACATAGTGACCAACCCGAATGCCAGAGTCATCATTGTCTCTAAGACTCAGGGTATGGCTAGAAAATTCTTAGGTGCGATTAAGACCCGCCTAAGCCACCCCGCCTATATCAAACTCCAAACTGCGTTTGGTCCAAATGGCGGATACAAGGCTGATGCAACCCAATGGTCAGCAGATATGATTTACCTAGGAACGGGACGTGATTCAGGCGAGAAGGACCCTACGGTTCAGGCTCTTGGATTTGGTTCACAGATTTACGGTGCTCGTGCCGACCTAATCATCCTAGACGATGTTGTGATGAACTCAAATGCCCACGAGTGGGAGAAGCAAATTGAATGGCTTCAGAAGGAAGTTATCACACGTCTGGGGCGGCACGGAAAACTGCTTATCGTAGGAACCCGTGTCGCGCCCATTGACCTTTATAAAATGATTCGTGACCCAGGACAATGGTCAGGTGGCAAGACCCCTTTCACTTACTGTGCTATGCCAGCCGTTCTTGAATTTGATGAGAAGCCTGAAAACTGGAAGACGTTGTGGGCAAAATCTAATTTACAAGAAAATGAAATTGACGAGGCGGACGCAGATGGACTTTATCCGAAATGGGATGGACCCTCTTTATTTAAGAGACGCTCTGAAGTTGCGCCATCTGTCTGGGCTATGGTCTACCAACAAGAAGATGTGCAAGAAGACTCTATCTTCTCACCAACTTGTGTCGCAGGTTCAGTCAACGGAATGCGTAAGCGTGGACCTCTCAAAGAAGGAACTCCAGGTCATCCAAGGCATATAGAATCTGGTTATACCATTATCGGTCTTGACCCTGCTATGGCAGGTGCAACGGCTGCAGTAGTAGCAACTTACAATCGTAGTGATGGCAAGATTTATATTCTTGACTGCATCAATATGACTGAGCCTACGCCAGCCAAGATTCAGACTTTGATTGAAGAGTGGGTTGAGAAGTACCGCCCACAAGAACTAAGAATTG